CTTCCTACCTGCTTTTTAATCAGGTAAGGGTGATTGCTGTCGGCCTCCGGGCTAGAATCCCACTCCGCATTTGACGCTGCTATATTTTTCTTGTCTTCTTCGGCTTGCGCGATTTTTGCTTGCTCTGTAGCTCGATCACCTGCTTCCTTTTCAGCCTTCGTTTGCGGAGCTGCTGGAACGCCTTTGCCATTCCACTTACCAATTAAGGCATCTTGGCTAGAGCTAGACCAGTCGTGAGCTGAGCCATAAGGTGTGCCGGTATCTCGGTTTGGATACCACTGGTAATAGCCGGTATCTTTTTTGACGCCATCCTTAACAATGTAGGCGCGTCCAAATACTCCAGCATTTGCATTGGTTTCTACCAGCCCATCAACCTTCAAAATAAAACCCAAGCTGGTTAAAAATTCTATAAATTGTTGTTCTGAAGTTTTTAGAGAGCCACTCAGCGGCCTGCTGAAATCTTTCTGTTTGATGTCCGTTATTTTTAAACTCATTAAATATCCCTTGCACACATTTATCCGATGTGCATAATAGTACAACTTTTTGCATAAACACAAGGATAAAGATATGGGAATTACAGCAAGCGATGGTGGCGGGTCAGATTATGAACAGGTTCCGGTCGGAACTCACAGCGCAATCTGCTACAAGATTGTAGACGCTGGAACGTCGAACAATGAGTATCAAGGTGAAGTTAAAAAACAGCATAGCATATTTATTTTTTGGGAGTTACCTGATTGCAAAACGGCAGATGACCGTCCTATGTCGATGTTTAACAAATACACGCTAAGCCTCAACGAAAAGGCGAAGCTGCGTCAACATTTGCAAACGTGGCGCAACAAACCATTCACGGCTGAAGAGCTGGCTAATTTCGACGTAACCAATGTGCTAGGCGTTACCTGCAAGGTCGATGTCGGCTTAACATCAGGCGGTAAGGCTAAGGTTACTGGGGTATTCACCGCCGATGGTGGTGCAAAGAAAATTGCCACCGTTAATGATCAAGTAATATTCGACTTAGAAGATTACCTCAAAGAGTTCACTGGTGAGTCATGCGAAGCCAGTAAGAGAATGTGCGACATCTTTGAAGAGTTGCCACGGTTCATTCAGTACCAGATCGGTGGCTGTGATGAGCAGGGTCGAGATCCTGTTGAGCCGTGTTTCGAGATGAAAGCTGCACTAAAAAAGGGTGAGAGCACTGCGCCACCAAAGAAAAAAGATGATGGCCCAGAAGACGCAGACTTTGAAGACGACATTCCATTTTAGGAGGTTAGCATGGCTAGTTATTACAGACGTAAGTACAAAACTCGTGCGGGAACCAAACGCGATCAGGTGAGGCTGTACTTGTTGGGTCACCCCAACGCTACGGTTGAAGAGGTGGTCAAAAAAGTAGGCGTGTCTAAGTCATACGCTTTTAAGATCCATGCCGAGTACAAGGGTGATTCTAAGTTTGGATTTGACGCTGCCTTTGGTAATCCAAAGGGTCAGTTGGATAGTTTGACCATCTTCAAAAACGATATGGTCAACCAGCCCAAGCATTATGCAGGCAAGATCGAATGCATCGACGCTATGGTCAGCGCCTTTGGTTTGCAGCGGGTAAAAGAGTACAGCGAGATTGCTGCGTTCAAATATCTGTGGCGTCAGGGCAAAAAAGGTGATCCTGCTGAGGACAAAGCCAAAGCAATTTGGTATACCAGATTCAGCTTAGGTGATGATCCGAGATCAAAAAAATGATTTGGTCAAAGCTGATCACCAGCCCAGCCATACCCTATTGGACGACGTACTCGTTGTTGATAGCGTTCTTGTTTGGGTCGGTCATTGGATTTTTTTTAGGCTGAGCGTTCATCACGCGCTTCCAACACGTTCCCGTCCGTGTCAGCCGATGGCGGGGCTATTTTTAGACCAAGCAGAAACCTAACTGCTTAACATCGCAGCCCTCGTCATGCGGGTCGAAGACGAGACAGACCAAGGGCTTCATCCCCCTCATTAGCACGTTCCCGTCCGTGTGGTCGAGCAGGCGGGGCTTTCCATATAAGGAGTAACAATGGAATCTGCATTTTTAAAGGCTTTGTTGGTTGCAAAGAAAAACAGCGAAGACAAAGAGAAACAATCCGAGGATCGCGCTAAAAATTTATTGACCAGAGTAGGCGACGATCAGGTCAAACAAATCCTTGGCCTAGAAGCCAAGAAACTTAAAAGAGCCGAAATTGCTCGTGAAACTGGTATCAGCGCCCACACCATCTACAACGTAGTACGCCGATACTCAATAGACGAAAACGACAATGTTGTCTTGAATGATCGAGATCATATAAGCCAATAGAGGAACCAGTGATGGATTTTAAAGAAGGCATTTACGAAGATTTAGACTACCCAACCTACGACTCAATCCCAGCGTGGCGATCTCACGATCTCACCTCGATTGCCAAGTGTCCCTTCACTTGGAAGAACCGAACATTCAACAACTCACCCGCGCTGATGGAAGGTCGGGTTCAGCACACTGTGTTCTTGGAACACCACAAATTTCATGATGAGTTTGCCATTGAGCCTGATTTTGACCGAAGAACCAAGATTGGCAAAGCCGAGTACAGCGACTGGCTTGAAGAGCTGGGCGACAAGACGCCATGCAAGCAAAGTATGTACGACATCTGCATGGAGCGTCGTGAGGTTGTTTCTGAGTTTATCCCCAAGCCAGAGCATCGCGTCGAGTTGACATTGTGCTGGTATTGGAACGGTCAGCCCTGCAAAGGCAAACTTGACTGGCATACTGGCACAGACATCTGGGATCTCAAGACCTGCCGAGATGCTTCACCTCGCGGATTTAGAAGCGCGATCAACTCATTTAGATACTACCAGCAGGCTGCATATTATATCGCTGGGTGCCGGGCTGTGGGTTTGCCTACTGAGAAGTTTTACTTTTTGGCTCAAGAAAAGCAGGCACCTTTTCCCTATGCAGTTTACACGCTGAGCGATGAAGCCATCGCTTATGCTGATGCCCAGAACGAACAGGCAATGGCGATTGGCATGAAGTGCCGAGAGCAAGACCTGTACCTACCTTACAATCAGCAAGGGATTAAAGAGTTTGGGTTATCTGAAATTAACTGATGAGGAGCAGGCACAAGAAGATGCGTGGGATGCTCAGAAGATGTACCACGCCGCTCGCTGGGTGTGGAACCGTCGAGGCCATGCCTCACCCAACAACCCACCGCACCGAAGGGTTAACTGGGAGCAGTGGTTTGAGAAAAAGTTTGGCGAACCGTTAAACGCTTACGCCGCAAGAAAGAAAAAGGATAAAGTATGAAAGAGTTTTTTATGAAGATTTCAGCCACCAAAGAGGCTCAGGTCAGGGTATACGGTGAGTCGGAAGAAGCCGCCATCAAATCACTTACAAATGGTGGTGAGATGGATCTGCTAAGTATGTGGGGCGAGCCTCACATTGAGGTTGATTACTGCCGAGAGGTAGATAAATCTAAGGCATAAAAAAAGGGCGTTAGCCCCTTTTCTAAGTTAGTTCCTCGTTCAAATCAAAGAATTCATCACCTAACTTCCACTGAACAATGAACTTGTTGTACAGCTTTTGCTGCTGCTTGATTGTTGCCTTTGCCATAGTTTCCGTTTGAGTTGCGCTCCTACCAATGTAAGTAGCATCATCAACCGTCCGTGAAGCCAGATCATAAATCGCGGTTAGGATCTCCATCCTAGCCTGTTGAACAGGAGTTAAACCATCTTCATTACGCATTACTTTCTTCCTTTTGTTGTAGTTTTCCAAGACCCGAAGGTTTCGGGGCGGGAACTACCCGCCCAGCTCGTCAGTTGGATTGTCGAGCCGCTTACGCTGCCCTTTGTTGTTTTTGAATTTCTTCTCTCAACCAGCGTTGATTTACAACTAAGTGCTTTGCCATAGATTTGGTTTCTGGACGGTAGCCGCTTACTGCACCGGCGTATGTGATCCCGCCTCGCTTACCGACTGAGTAAGTTACATAAACTCCGCCGTTTAACACCGAGGCTGTTTCGCCGCTGATTGCTAGGTAGGTGCCATATCGAGATTCTTCAATCTTTACGGTTAGCTCAACACCTGCAATAGCCGCCATTTCTTGTGCGCTGTTTAGGTGTGCTTGTTGTGCTCTGGATAATGTCATCTTCTTCTTCCTTTTCGTTGTT